GTAATTTACAAGGCACATCTCTTGGCAGTGCTGGACAATTTCTGCGTACAAATTTAGCTGGGAACGGATTTGATTTTGCTACGGTATCTCAAACTTTTGTAAAAAGAACATCAATATTTAACAACACTAGATATTCACACAGCAGCACTGGTGATAGTGGAAATGTTTGGTCAGGCAGTTTTACAAAAGTACATGATGATGCAACGTCATGTATATATCTTACTTGGATGGCAAAGTCTTATGGTAGTAGTGCGGATTTTTCTGGTGTTTACTTTGATGTAGATACTGGAACTACACATGGCAGTGATAACTCAGATGCTTTTTATGGTGTTGGTTACACAGACAATGGTGAGCAAGCCATGCATTGGGGTCATAAAAAAGTAGACAGAGCAAGTTTAGATGCTGGAGGCCACAATGTAATATGGGGTTGGAGGGTAAGAACTGGCTCTTCTAACAGACCTGGTCTGGTTCTAAATCCAAATCAAAATGATGACACTAGAATGCACAACTCTGGGTTCTATTGTTTCATAGATGAGATATTAAAATAGGGGGTATGTAATATGGCAATACACAATAAATATAGATGGCACGAAGATGAAAACGGTAAAAGAACTAAGGTTCATATTGATGATGCTCTTTGTGCGTTTGATAATTTTTTAGGTTATCAAGGAGAACCACCAACAACCGCAACACAGTTTAAAAATTTAAAAGCAATAGGTGGAACAAAAACTAAAACTGTTTGGAAAGAAAGTACGACTGCACCAACTTGGACAGAGGTACAAACAAAACAAACAGAACTAACTACCGCTGCTCAAAAACAATTAGATGATAAACTTTCTGCATACAGAAAACTATCTATGACAGACGATGAGATTAGAGCGATTGACCCAACACTACTAGAGGAATGAAACTTGTGAGGAGGTGGATTAAAAAAATGGTTATGAGTTTATTGAAACTAAACCCACACCTAGCTAAAGGTAAGGAGGTAGAGAAAAAACCTACTGAAGATAAACCTAAAGCTAAGAAGAGGGGTAGACCTAAGAAGGTTAAGAAATAGGGGATGATGATTGCTAGAGTATGTTGCAGCAGCGAATGCTGCTTATTCAGTTATAAAACAATTTGTCAGCAATGGTAGGGAACTCAGTGACTGCGCTTCTCACATTGCTAAATTTGTTGATAACAAAGATGCTCTTGCAGCTGCTCACAATAAAAGAAAGAACAGTATCTGGTCAACATTTACTGGCAAACAGGAAAACGATTTAGAAACATTTATGCACCTTGAAGGGATAAGACAGAAAGAAGAAGAACTAAAACAAATGATGATATACCTGGGTAGACCAGGACTACATCAAGACTATGTAAGGTTCTGTGTCGAGGCTAGAAAACAAAGACAACAAGATGCCAAGGACAGAGCAAGAAAGATTGAAGAGTTAAAAGAAAACATAGGCATAACTGCTCTATGGATTTTAGGTTTTGCTGTCTTAGCATTCGTTGTGTTCGTAGTAGTATACGGAATGCAAAGAAGAGGAATGCTATGATGGTAGGTAAGATATTAGAAGCATCAAAGAAACACCAGGTGCTTCCTAGGGCCATGATGATAATTATGACTTATCAATATTTCGTGGTGACTAATTGGTTTATGTCATTAGATAACCCTAGCAACAGCCAGGCTGCTCTTGTCAGTGTAGTGACAGGTGCAATGACTGGTGCCTTTGGATTATGGCTAGGGGCAGAAGGAAAGCACACTATTACAGATGTCACAGCCAACAAAGTTAAATGAGAATACAGAGGTTGCGCTTCCGTTACGTAACATAATCACAATGGTAATTGCAGCCAGTGTCGCAACCTGGGCATACTTTGGTATCGTAGAGAAAATCAATACACACAATACCAAGATACAATTAATGGAAAGCGACCTATCAAAAAATACAGAGTTTCGTATCAAGTGGCCCAGAGGTACCCTTGGTTCGCTGCCTGCTGATAGTGAACAGTTTATGATGATAGAAGATTTATATAAACAAGTAGAAAAGATAAACAAACATATTGATAACATGGCACTCAACAAAGTTAACATTGAGTTTCTTAGAAAACAAATGGACAAAGCAATAGATGATATTGAAAAACTAAAAGATGCAAACAGGGAGATAAAGTATACCAATGGGAACGGTAACTAAAATCGTTGTAGCATTATGTATGTTTACCTCTCAATCAGGAGAGATACCTGAGGAGCATCTATTGGTAGAGGATGGGTTTGGAAAATGCCTGGAGATGAAACGCAAGGCAGAGCGTAATGTAAACCCAGAAAGAATTAGATTTGTTTGTGGCAAAGTCGAGGCAATCATTGAGGTAGACCAAACAGGCAAGGAGCATATTAATAAAATAATCATGGATAAAACCTAGATTATTGATAAGGTTAAGTAGGAGGTAAACTATGTTAAGTATGTTAGGAAATCTAGTAGGCCCAGTAACTGGTTTGCTTGATAAGTTTATAGAAGATAAAGACCAAAAGAATAAGCTGGCCCATGAGATTGCAACCATGGCAGAGAAGCAATCGCATGAAGTTATCATGGCACAGATTGAAGTATTGAAAGCTGATGCAAAAGGTAACTGGTTCCAGGCAAGCTGGCGACCATTGATTGGTTGGATATGTGGATTATCCCTGGGAATAAATTACATGGTGTCACCTATCTGCGCTGGCTTTGGTGTTGTTATACCACAAGCTGATATGTCAGTGATGATGCCGTTAATGTTCGGAATGCTAGGCATCGGTACGATGCGCTCCTACGACAAGTCTAAAAAAACAGATACTAAAAAAATAAAATGATAACACTACAGCCACAAGAGAAAGTACCTACACCAGCACAGCAATCAGCTATGTATGCAGAGGTATGTCAAAGAGATGCGAGGGTGCTGGCTACTCACTACAAAAGATTGTGCATAGAAACTAACATGACTTGGCCTGGCTACCAGGATGATTGTTACACAGCTGCACTGACAGAGGTGGAGGCTAGGTATGGCTAGGTTTAAGAAAGTTAAGAAGGATGACCAGCACAAAGATATCCCTGCTAAGTATCTTGCTGGTGCAAAGAAAAAGTCTAAACGTGCAGCAGAGATAAGGCGCACTAGACGACTATATAAAATGTCGAAGCTGTCACCAGCTGACTACGACAGGATTAGCAGAGAAAGGGCAAGGGGATAATGGCAGCACCAGATAAATATAAAAAAATGTTTGGAGCAGATAGAGCAAATAAAATTTATAAGCGTGGATTGGGGGCGTATTATTCCAGCGGTAGTAGGCCCAAAGTATCTGCCCATCAGTGGGCTGTAGCTAGACTGAAGGCTCATGCCAAAGGTAAGGCAACAGTTAAGAAAGCTGACGGTGATTTATTTAGGAGGAAAACATAATGGCAAAAGGAGTTAAGCATTACTTTAAAGATGGCAAAGAGTTTAAAGGCAAGACACACAAAATGCCTAACGGTGATTTGCACAGCAACGCTTCTCATACTAAGACCAGTAAGAAACTATTTCATATTGGTCAGTTATCAAAGACAGCTAAAAGACGTGCAATGAAAATGACGAGGATGGCATAATGGCAGAATATAAAATAAGAGATGACCAGGCTTTTGCTCAAGCATTATCATTTATGTTTAAACCATCAGCAGCTGGAGCGCAGCAAATGCGTGGCATAATGGACAAAGCCAAGAAACAATCTATTGCAAGCAGACGTAAAAGAACTATGACTGGAATGGCTATGTCAAATGGAGTAGCAACAATGAATGGAGGGAACGGTGTTCAAACTTTCGGAACGAAGTATTGATAGATTAAATGGTATCGATGATGCCATGAGAGCAGTGACTGAATTGGCTATTGAATATACCAAGATTGATTTTGGTGTAACGTGTGGGCTGCGTACTGTTGAAGAGCAACGTGCATTGG